CTTCTTACTTAATATAGATTATCTCTTTGAATTGCTTCTTATACCGTGACTCACGTTCTTTAAACTGAGCACGAATAGAAGCAAACCCTGTATCCACTAATTCAACATAGTAGCACATAATATCATCACCTAATCGTCTAAGACGACCTGATGCTTGGTTACCAGTGATTTTCGAACGGAATGCTTCACAGTTAATTACTAATCGTAAATTAGCGATGGTTTCACTGAACCCTAGTGATGCTGATGTAGATACGATTAATTGGTCTTCATCCAACACTCGTTGTTTCTCATGTTTATCAATACTGGAGTTGTAAACCCCGATTGATAAACCTGGATATATTGATGCGAAGAACTCTTTAACAGCCTCACATGACGTAATCTTAGATACGAGTATAAGTGTACGGAAACCCTTCTCAACTGTCATTCTACGAACATATTGATCCAGGATCTCAAAGAATTGTGTGTCTGACGTAACTTGATAGTCCGAATATGCATTCTTATTAAATCCTTGCACATTCTTACAAGCACTGATTTCTTGTACTGATGGATGGCTATTATATCGATTCACAAACATGGTGATATGTTTCTTAGAATCAGTATAGCCAAGTTTAACCTGATCGAAACGTGGTACAGCTTTAAAGCATTTTTGGAAGATTGAGTTCTCATCATATGACGACCGTTCCATATTAGCCGTTAAATAAAAGGTTCGTCTTACGTTTGAATGGAAATCAATCATCATCATATTATGAAACTCCATGTGAGCTTCATCATAGATCTTTAACCCAACTCTAAGATTGGCAAATAGACATTGAATCCAGTTCCATCCATATTTAGCAGCATTCGATGCGATCGTTCTATGTGTCGTGACAAATACACGATATTTCTTAACAATGGATGAGTCATCCATAATCTTTTCAATCATTCGTGTATTAAGTTCACATATTCTACGTCTATCCAAATCAGTATAGGTATCGATAGAATCAATCCAATTCTTAACAATATTCTTACGGTTAACGATAATAATCGTTTTCATGGATAGAAACGATATAGCGGCAATGGCACAGAATGTCTTCCCTTCCCCAGTTTCAGCATTACCTACTAATTGAGTCATATTACCATTGAATTGGTATTGGTCTAACCCAATTAAGAACTTAATTAAATCGTTCTGTAATTCACTTCTAGGGAAGCCAGTTAACTTAATAGATACTGGGTCGTATGTATTAGTAATGGTATTATCATCAACAGGTCGTCCTAATAAATAGGAAATATATTTTAGATTCATACCTGCTGGGATTGTTAGTGTACTACTCTCTTCATCGTAGTCCATAGCAACGGCTTCTCTACGATAATAGAGTTTGTTATATTTGGATAACATCCCTTCTAATTTGGGACATTCTCCGAGTTCATAATCTTCAACCTCACAATAGGTTGCATACTTTATAATTCGTCTCATATGTCCTCCATATATACGAAAAAAAGAAGAACCGAAGTTCTTCTTTTCCTATCTCATAAAACTCTGATATCAGTATGTTTTATGAGATATTATGGCTTAAATACTTGAATATGAAGTACGTTGCCATATTGACTAACTCGAATATCCGCAATTGTACCATCAGCATACTCGAATCGATAGATGGTGTCTTTTTCAACTCGGTCGTAACGAATATATGTACAATGTGTCACCATTGCATTTTTATCAAACTTACGACCAACTTGAGCATGGTCATATTGATAGGTACCGTAACTAGTATATGCGAAACCAACACCAGACATAGAAACCAACATTGCTGCGACAGCAGCTACTTTAACAAAAGCCTTTTTCATAATAATTTCCTCCTTAATATTAATTAACGTTTACTTGGGCCGTTGATTGAATAATAATCAACCATGGACTTACTGATTAAATCAGGTCTAGCGTTATAGAAACTGTACAAGATGTAGCGATAGATTCGGTTTTGTAGACCATTTGTGTATACAGTACTGAAGTTTATTTTACCCCAGCCTTCAAACTCTCCAGTCTTTTGGTCTTGAAGACCATACCACATTTCACCAGTGGTTGTATTTACTCGGAAAGTTAAGAAGAAATCTCTATTTAAATACCCGCCATCATGATTAGTCCACATATAGATACGAACGTCACCTTGCCACATGTTTGGAGCAATTTCATCAGTCACTCTGAATGTACTGTCATATGGTTCAAAATAACCATTTTCAGTATAAATTTTTTGAGCACTGGCATCATTAGCGAAACTACTAAATAGAATACCAAATAATACCATCATTAAACATAAAAACTTTTTCATTTTCATTTTCCTCCTTATTGAAAAAGATAAGACGTATAGCGAATATGCTATACGTCTTTTATTACCATAATAATATATATTTGATTATTTGAGGTTTACACTGATTTCAGCATCTTCCCCATTAGCGTCTTTGAACTTAACATTCACCGATAAGTCTAGGTTCAATATTTCACACCATTTGACCAAATACTTAATGGTCATATTGGATGGTTTATTGATAGCAGACTTCATGTTAGTGATGTCATATTCATTACGGAATCGATCTTTGTATAAACGAAGATCGATTTTCATTTCCCCTAATACGGTCTTAATAGCCCGTTTTAGGATATCATCTTCTGGGTTAATCGTTGGAGCAAAGATATTGCTTTCATTCAACTCAGCTAACCTAGGATCGAATGTTTTGAGGTCAGCATCATCCATTTCATTCATAGCTTGCTTATTGACCATCACGACATTATCTACATCGTGCTCTACACCTTCAGGTTTAACGAAATGAACTTTACCATCATCGTCCTTATAGGCATGACCTGCTTCGATGTATTTATGTTTGTTCATTTTACCATCGTAGATATAGACCTTATCTTTATAGATATAGGCTACACCCTTATCTAACCGTTCACCCTCTATATAGGGAAGTACGGTATATAGTGTATCATTGATACTTATATACATTTTCTCTTTCGTGAGATTGATTGTGTCTTTTTCTGCCATTACACTACTCCTTATTTTCACCGGATTTGTTGATTGCCTGTATTTTATCTATCCTAGAACCTAAGTCCATCATTTGTCCAATGGATTCATTGGACCGTTCGCGTAATAGGGCTCGTTCTAGTTGTTCCATCACCATTAATTCGGTATATACAAAGTAATCAACCTTATCCATATTATAGATACAAGCACATAACTCATCATACGTCATATATCCATAGGTAGCATGACGATTTAGATAAATAATCACACCCTCATAGGGTTTATCACTATCATCAGCATAGATAAGCTCATGCTTAATCTTTAATTGTTTGGAATCGACTAACGGTATTGTAATTGCCAATTGATTCGCTACAGTAGTATCAATTGCTAATTTCCCTTCATCATCAGTAAAGAATATATCATCGCGGTCAAATGCTTTTTCCATAACTTTGAATACTTTCATAAACCGATGAATGAGTCGATTCGGTATAGTCACTCGTCCATTGGGGTCATACCCTCGATTTGAACGAAGCGTCATAGAAACAAATCCAGTGTGTGTTGAGTTTGATTCCATGATACGAGTATTACTAAGCCCTTCTATGGAAGGACCTGGTTTCGAAGTAAACTTGTCGCTATTCGGTAAGATAACAAATTCGAAGATAAACTCTCCAAATCGTCCTATCCGTCTACGACTTCGTCCTTGCTGTACATCCATATCAACACCCTCTCTAGTATAGTAATAAATCTCCTAGATAGCTGGTGTATAATATATCAATGTATTTTGGAATGAATTCCAAAAATGTTTCCTGAATAAAAACTGTATTATCATTCGTTAATCCATATCGCTCATACAGATACTGTGTAAACATAGGTTCCATAGATGATGGATCAGCAAAATAACTACTATTTTTAAATTCAGGTAACGCTGGGTTTTCTGGGTGCATAATATCAGTAAAGAACCATTGGCTTGTAATATGCAAGCGTATCGCTTTACGTTGTCGATTGGTCATCATCGAATATGCTGTTTCTAACCCATAGGTATCAATCATTTTTTCAAGTTCTTTGACTTGAATGATCCGACGTTTTTTAGTAGTAAAGAGATCGATTATATCCATACATCTCCTCCTATCGACGTCGATTAATCATACTGTATCGTGACAATCGGGCTGTATCCAATGTTTTACGACGATTTTCTTGAATACGTTCTTCCCATTCATGTTGGTCACGAATTTCTTGCCGACGACGTTCTGCTAGTCGTTCTTCTCGTAATTCGGCACGTCTAAGTTCGCGTTCTTTACGTTTTCTATTTGCTTGGATTCGACCATAAATATCAAATCCAATGACAACGATTACGCCAAGGATGGCTACATAACTAAGTACGCGAATAGGGTCAAGTGTTGTTAAAAATTCCATGATATTGTTCTCCTTTTCATGAAAAATGAAATAAAATATATAATACCCTATAATACATCGTTCGTACGACTATTATAGACTACTAACAGGGTAAAAGAAGATGGTATACCAAACGGTATACCATCTTGAAACCTTCTATTATTTATTAGAGAAGGATTTTTTAGTTTGTTCAACTGCACGAGCAGCCACTTTGTCAGCAATTTTACCTTTGCCAACTTCTTTTTTAGGGTCACCAGCAACTTTCTTAAGACCAGTTGCGGTATAGTTTTTGATTTTAGCTTTAGCGATCTTAGATGCTTTGGAAGCATATTTTTTGCTCAAGTATGCTTCGATTTGACGTTCTTGTTTCCACAAAGTCAACAATTTGCGATATTTAGGATCGTTAGCAGCATTAGCTAATTTGAATACAGCTGCTTTTTGTAAGTGTGTCAAACGGGATTTTTTATCCATTTTCACAATTACTTTTTCCATAGCTACACCCATGTTTTCAGACAATGCAGCCATTTCATCATAGGATTCAGCCATAGCTTGGATTTCATCTGGAGTTGCAAACTCATTCAAGAAAAGAGCGGCGAAAGTAGATTCTTCGACTTCATCATCGTCGTCATCATCGTCTTCTTCTTCATCGTCATCTTCAGCATCTTCGTCATCGGATGGGATATCTTCTGGGTTTACATCTTCTGTTTCAACTTCAGGAGCGTCTTCTACTTCAGTGCCATCTTCAGCAGCGTCAGCTTCCAATGTAGCTTCAACATCTTCATCGGAAACTAGATCAGCTTCTAATGCCAATAGTTCTTCTAAAGATAATTCTTTTACATCAGACATTGTAAGTCCTCCTTTAAAGGAAAAATGTGTTGTACAACGTTATTTACGTTAAAATATTACTATACTGTTTTATATATAGTATACATAATGGTCATAACTCCATTAAGGAGTTGTTTTCTAGTAATTTTTTATTATACGTTGAGTAGTTGTACTAATTCATCCTTGTAGTTATGGTTTCGAGTTGTGGTTGTATAGATACGACCTTCACCGCGTTTATATATGGATATACGGACACAGTCTATATCGACCGTTTCCAATATCAATATATAACCAAAACTATCACTTTCTGATTTAATCGTGAAGGTAACTTCATCATTACTATAATGAAGATTACCTGGGTAGATACGTATCTCTCGATTGTTCATAAGTTCATGAACGGCAATATCTACCATAGAGTAATCGATATTGAAGGTTTGTAATAGTACACGATTAGGTGTCGTACCAATGATTGAATTGGTTGCCGTATCATCAATGGTGAATAGAATATCTTCTATTTTCACATTCTCATACCTGAGTTTAAATTCAATGTACCCTAGCTTATTTTTTACATAAAACGCTTGGGTAGATACTAATTCACTCAATACGTTTGTTGGATCCTTATAGTGTTCATTCATTCGAATACTATCCGTTGTTCCAATAGCGATTACGTCTTCAATGCGAATGATATTCGTAAACTTCAAGAGTCTACCGACATCTAATCCGATAAAATTACCGTCTTTCCACACGCATAAATCTTTGTAATAATAGCCATGGCAGCGGTTATAGGCTACCACATAATCATCACGAAGTCGATATCGTTGTGGGTTGGTGTGAATGATTTCGTTGCGTTTACCATTCTTATAAAAGATAGAGGTTACTTTGAAATCATCTCTAATGACATACTCTTCTTCATTATACTCGAGTATAATTTTAGCAAATTTAAAAATAATTGATTCGTCTGGTTGATCGATGGGACCAATTAGACGATATCGTGATTGGTTAGTCACGTCATCATGTGCCACATGATATAACATACCATCATATTTATGCAGTGTAATCCCATGAACTATACGTACTTTATCATCTGTGAATAAATGTAGTAGTTCATGGGATTCTTTATATGATGCTATTGTATTATATAAGGTGGCTTCATCTAATGTGATGATGTGGACTTCTGGTTTTAGTTCCATCATATTGTCCTCCTTATGTATATAATCTGATGTATCGCTATTATAATATATACATCAAAACAAAATTAAGTAGGAAGGATTGTACTAGTATGAATGTGTTTTTGTATGTAATGATTGTTATTCGGAGTGGAACAAAAAACTCAATCCTTCCTACTTACTTGTCAAGGCTATAGTAATTGTTAACGGCAAAAACTATCCATTAAGAATATACATATAACTAATAGTCTCCTATATCAACTCGTGGATAGTGTGTATTCGTACATACTATCCACTTATTATACGACTGATTAGTAATATAACTAGAATTATGTAAAGTAGGTGACACCTTGAAACTCAATACCATTAGAAAATGTAAATGTCCAGTTTGTCATAAGAATTATGTGAGTAAAGATGCGGTATATGATCATATTGAGCGTTCTCATTCTGATATGATTCCTGAAGGAATCCCTTCTGATCAATATTACTATGACTTAACACATGACAAACATACAGTCTGTGTCATATGTAAACGAAGAACCCCTTGGAATCCAAAAACACACAAATATGCTAGACTATGTGGCAGAAAAGAATGTGCTCAAAAGAATAGAGAGATCTTTAAAGAACGTATGATGCGAGTATATAATAAATACAATTTAGCTAACGACCCAGAACACCAAAAGAAAATGTTGGCGGCTAGAAAGATTTCTGGTAAGTATCAATGGGAAAATGGTGGAGAACCAACTACGTATGTTGGTTCCTATGAGAAAGACTTCCTATTGAACTGCGATACAGTATTTAATTTTGAATCCGCTGATATCATTGCTCCATCACCAAACGTATATCGATACCAATATAACGGGGAAGATCATTTTTATATCCCTGATTTTTACATACCTGATCTTCGCTTAGAAGTAGAAATCAAAGATGGTGGAGATAATCCAAATATGCATCATAAAATCCAAGCTGTGGATAAAGTTAAGGAAAAGTATAAAGATGATGCATTATTGAAGCAACGAGATAACAACTATATCAAAGTGGTTAATAAGAAATATGGGGATTTCTTAGCATTAATCAATAAACTTCGTTCAGATGATCTTTCTCCAGAGGAACGTAGAAATAAGATCAAAATTAAACCAGAATAATATAAAATAT